CGGCAAAGACAAACCGGGTCACAATAGATGCTGGTCCGCAACAGAAACTCGGCGTGCTCCAGGTCTCTGTAATGTGGCCCGCAAATAAAGGGCAGGTGAAACCGCTCGACGTAGCGGGCGCCATCATTGACCACTTCAACAACCAATTCCTTCTCACGTCAGGTGTTCGCATCACGGTGATTGACGAGCCTTGGGTGGCACCGCCGGTGCAAAGCGCAGACCGACTGAACTTCCCCGTCACAATTAACTACTCGGCGTTCGGGCCGGAAATCTGAAAGGATAGGACATGAGCACGAGCGATATTACCTCGAAGCTGTACATCGCCACCGGCGTTCCAGCGACCTTTGATAAAGCTGGATATGAAGCGATGACCTGGGTTCAGGTCAAAGGTATCGTTTCCGTTGGCACCATTGGTGTGACGGACGCGATTATCGATGTCCCCGACCTCGAAACGGGGTTCACGAAAGGCGTCAAGGGCGCCCGCACCGGCACGGATACCCCGGTCGCCATGCGCGAAATCAAGGCCGATCCGGGCCAGGTGGCTTTCAAGGCGGCGTGCGCGGCTTTCACCGAATATTCCTTCAAGGTTCTGGAGCCGGCGGCAAGCGATGAGGTGGAATACATTTCCGGCCTGCCGAAGGACTGGCAGCGCAATGAGCGCAGCACAGCGTCCTATGCAGGCTTTACCGCGACGATCCGTGCCAACTATCCCAGCGTTGTAGTTGCTGCACCCTGAGGTGATCCATGGATTTCGGACAGTTTGATAGCCGCAAAGCGTCTGATACAGCCCGCCCGCTGCATCTGCGGCATCCAGGAACGGGCAAGCCCCTCTACGACAAGGGCGAAGACGGCAAGGAAGACAAAGCTAAGCCGTGCCGGGTGCTTGTGCTCGGCATTGAAGGTGACGCGGGGCAGAACGCTATCCTTGCCAGCCAGCGCGCACGCATGGACGAGAAGCGCAACGGCGACCCGCAGACACTCTCAGCCATACATGACCAGTCGGTTCGCGAGATCGCTCCGCTGATCACCGGCTTTGAAAATGTGCTGCGCGGCGACAACCCCGCGAAGGCGCCCGACGATGTTGTCTGGTTCCTCTCGCTTCAGGTCGTCACAGGCACGGCCGGCCAGGCATCATTCCTTGAACAGGTTCGCAAGTTCGCCTCTGACCGGGCTGCAATCCTGGGGGAAGGGAACGCCAGCTAGTCCTTGCCGCAGAGCAACTGGGCTGGCTGGCGGCGACGATCAAGAACGAGGATCGATCGCGCGGGCAAAGGTACATCGACGCCGGGTTGGCGTTGCCGCTCGTACCGTTAGAGGCCGGCTCCTATGTACTCGACATCATGCAGGAGTTAGGGCCGATCCGAAGCGCGGGCATGGGGCTAATGGTCCCGGATTGGGAGGAGATTGCCGCATTCGCCTCGGCGTTTCGTCTGCCGTTGGAGCCTTGGGAATTCCGGCTTCTTCGGCGGATGTGCAGTGCGTATCTCCGCGAATTCAATGCGGGGAAAGAGCCGCTGAGCATGCCGCCGATCGAGCGGCTGTCAGAGCAGGAAGTCTGAGGATTTCAAGCTGATGGAAAGGTCTACGTGGATGCCCAAGTCAGCTTGACCATCACCATTGACATCACCGTAGATGAAGGTGTCGCCACCTTTTTTCACGTAGCGTAATTCGCCAGACTTGTTAGAGAAGTCATCATCACCGATGAACTTAAACGCCTGATCCCCGGATTTCTTCGTGCTGGCATCGATAAGATGAAGATCGATCTTGTCGCCGTCTTTGCGGGAGAAGTCGTCAATCTTGTCCCGGCCTGATGACGAGGCTGTAGAGTGGCTGACGCGGCTGAAGATGAAGGTGTCGGCACCTGAGCCGCCAACGAGTTTATCCGACCCAACACCGCCGTTCAGTTTGTCGTTGCCGGCGTTGCCATAAAGCTTGTCGGCGCCACCTTTGCCCTCAAGGATATCGTTCCCGCCTTCGCCTCGCAGAACATCACCATAGTCGCTTCCGTAAACCTTATCGTTCCCTGCCATCACCCTCTTGACGAGATCGCGCTCATCGTAGGTGTTGGGGGTCCGAAGGACGTCAATCAACTTGTTGACCGAAACGGATATGCCGGTAAGGGACAGTTCGGTCCTGCCGCCATAAGTTTGGGTGACGCTCTTAATCGTCCCCCCGGCCAGATATCCATCGCCGTCAGCTTTGAAGCCGCTGCCCTTGATGACAATTTTCGTGCTGTAGACATACCCTTCAATCTTAGTCGAACTAAACGACGTGATGTCGGCCGATCCGTAATCGCCCGAGAATGGACCGTAATCGTTCATATCGATCTGGGTGTAAGTGCCAAGCGTTAGGACAATGCCCATGGTTCCCCCTAAAATCATCCCTGCGGAAATTCAATACACAATAGCAACCGAGAGTCGAGTCAGGGGAAAAGAGTGTCGCAAATTTCGCGTAGGACTTCACGCAATTCCTTGACACCAGCTTCCGCCTTTTTCCTGCTGTCGCCAATTTTCCCGCCGAGCTGCGCCTTGGGAATTTTCTCAATGCTGACCTGTGCCATTTCAACGCCAGTCAGGGTGAGCATGTCCTCTATCCTTTTGAGATCAAGCTGACGCAGCAGGCAAGCGCTTTCAGAAGCAGCGAAATTGGCTGCGCTGGCGGGATGAAAGGCCAGTGCAGCGGCGAGAAAAGTGCAAATTCGAATCCGCATAAGTCCTCCCTTGAATGGGGAGCGACGCTAGGCACCTCATTGGGAATTGTCCATGGCCGATTTTGCAACCCTTGTTTTGGCGGCGGATAGTCGTGGCCTCGTCGCTGGCGAGCAAGCACTGAATAGCCTGGCATCCACGGCGGAACGGACGGAAAACCGCACTGGGAAGGCGCTGACGGTCGTTGGGAAAGCGACGGAGCAGGTGGGTAAGCAGTCCAATCTGGCAAGTCAGCAATCCCGCATGTTCGCGATGCAGCTTTCCCAGGTGGCGCAACAGGCTTCCGCTACGGGAAACTGGGTGCAGGCTCTCGCTATTCAATTACCGGACATGGCGCTTGGTTTCGGAACGATTGGAATCGCTGCCGGCGTGGCAGCAGGCGCTATTCTTCCGGTGATCGCCAACATGATGAGCGCGGGCGATGAAGCCGCGGACCTTGCTGATGCCGTTTCAGCTCTGAAGGATGCGACGGAAGCGTACGAAAGCGCTACCGAGAACGCCTCCATGTCAGCGGGCGATCTGATCGACAAATTCGGACAGCAGGCCGTTGCAGCTCAAGAAGTCTATGACGTCCTCCGTCGTTTGGCCGAACTTAACTTCTATGAGGCGCTTCGTAAGCAGCAGGAGGCCGTTTCAGAGTCCCTCGGTGAACTTACGCACTCGCTTGAAGCCATCCAAGGCGCTCTTGAGTTCCCTGACACAATGGCGAACCAAAAGCTCGACGAAATCAGGGTACAAACGGAAAACCTCGCGGTGACGTTCGGCCTAACGGTAGGTCAAGCTAACGACATTAGGGACGCCCTCAACGAGTTGGGCGCAGCGAATGGGCCAGCTGAGGCGGCCCAGGCTGCCATGAAACTATCTGACGCGATTGACGACGCCGCGGAGCATGGTGCGAAGATCCCACCAGAGATGCGCGAGGCCCAGAAGGCTGCCCTTGAGGCTGCCGAACAGGCGCTACGTTTCTCCAATCTTGTGGGTGGCGCAATACCCGTTGCGAATTCACTCGCAGTTGCGATGGGGGGCGTTGCGGACGAAGCTCAAAGGGCGGCTCAGTTCGCTGCCGCGCTGACGGGTCGCTATCCTTCGAAAGGCACCTACGCCGGTGTAGATCGGAGCGCAGACGGTGCAATCCAGGGCGAGGAGTTCTCCTTGCCTGAAAATGGACCGGTAATCACGTGGCGTGGATCGCCGGAGTTGGGCGGGTTCCCTTGGGAGAAATTCGGCGGAGGCGGCCGTGCGCGCCGCGGCGGAGGCGGCGGGAAAAGCCAGGCGGAACTCTACGACGACCTGATCAAAGACGCAGAGCGCCGCATCGCCAGCCTCACGGCAGAGCGCGAAGCGGTTGGTCTATCGGAGCAGGCGGCCGAAAAGCTGCGCTCCGAAACCGAGATGCTGAACGACGCGCAGCAGCGCGGCATCAAGCTCACCGATGAGCAGAAGACGAACATCTCTGGCTTGGCTGAACAGATGGCAACGCCCGACGCCGAGACCAAAGCCGCGCAAGAGCAAATGGACTTCTTCAATGACATCTCTGACGACCTGAAGGACGGCATTCTCGACGCAATTGTTGAGGGCAAGAACCTCGACGATGTGTTCCAGGGCCTCGCGAAGACAATCGCCAAGGCCGCACTTGAAGCGGCGCTGTTCGGCTCCGGCCCGCTTAGCGCCGGCGGGTCGAACGGTGGTGGCTTTGGTGGCCTTATTGGTGGCCTCTTCGGAAAGCTCTTCTCGTTCGAGGGAGGCGGTTACACAGGTTCTGGCTCTCGTTCAGGTGGTCTCGACGGGAAGGGCGGATACATGGCTCTGGTGCATCCGAACGAGACGGTAATCGATCACACCAAAGGCGCGGCGAACAGCAATGCCCCCTCCAAACTTGATATCAACGTGAATGTTTCGGGCGCCCGTGGAAATCGTGAAGTTCAAGAGATGGTCGCGGCCGGTGTGAAGCAGGGGATCGGCGAATACGATCGCAACTTTGAAGGTCGCCTCAGCCAAGCCATGGAACGGAGCGGCTGATGCCTACGTATGTCGATTTCCCCGTCAAATCCGTTCCCATTCTAAACCCCGCGATTGCGCTCACTCACTACAACCGACCGGGACAAGAAGCCACGAATGGAATGCGGCGATCCGTTGGGCGCTCAGGAGCCGCGTTTCGTCTCGCGTTTACCGTACGTGTGACGAACCAGCAGCAGGCGAGGGCTATCCGAGGCTTCCTATTCAATCTCGAAGGAGACTTGAATCTCGCCCGGATCAAATTCCCCGATGTCTATGCGATCGATGGCGCCTTCGCGCAGGACACTCGCGCCGTGAGGCAGGCTCTTCCGATTGGCATTCCGTTTTCGACTGGCGCACCGTACGCGACAGGCGTTGGACATGCCATTCCGACTCTGGATACGACATTTCAGAGTGGCGCGTCCCTAAATGACCGCATCGTCTATGTGACGGAGACGGCGGAAATACCCGCCGGCTGCGCCATCACGATTGATGCCTTTTGCTATGGCATCGCTGGCTCTTGGATAGAGGGGGGACAGCAGCGACTCAAGCTATCGCCGCCCCTTCGGAAAGCCGCCGCCACTGGCGGGATGATCAGCCTTGCCCCGGTATTTGTAGGGGCTTGTGTTACTGAAACCCCGGGCTTTGAAGCGCTGGAGATGGGACGTTGGGGAGATCACCAACTTGAGTTCGTCGAAGACCTCACCAGGCTTGTGGAAAGCGTAGACTGATGTTCTCGCAAACTATCAAGGAAACAACTCGGGGCAATCGTGTTCACTGCGTCGTTCTCGCCGAGCTGCAGTTTCTCTCGGCAACGATGTTTGTTCACAACGAAGGGGGAATCCTCGTCTCCCGTGGTTTTGATGGCGAGAAAGAGGGTATCTCTTGGAAGGGCATGCAGGGGCTTGCCACGGTATCGAACCTAGGTGCATCGAAAATTGGTGCATCGAGACAAGTTAGCTGTTCGCTAAACGCCGAGAACGACGCGATCAAGGGATGGTTCTTCGAGAAGGAGCAGCGGGACATCAAGGGAAGGCGGTTTCGTTTCTGGGGGCAGTTCTATGACCAAGACCTCCAGCCGCTAGACCCGCGCTTCCATATCTACACCGGGATCGGTGACAAGCTGCGAATGAACAAGAGCGGGCCATCGTCGCGCCAAATCACGTTGCTCCTCGAAGACT